CCGCGATAGCCGTTGACTTCACCGTTCTCCATCAGGAAGATGCCGGAACCGGCGTCCTTCTTGGTGGTCTTCAGGTTGCCGCGCATTGCGGCGTTCATCAGATAAACAGGTGAACCCAGCAGAGCGTTGGCGGTAGCCAGATCAGACTCGAGTGCGACCACTTCAGCAAATGTGGGAGCGTCAGCAGCAAAATCTTCGGTGCCGATGCCCGAGATCAGCTTGAGACCAAGAGGCTCGCTGTTGGAGCCGGTGCCATACAGACCAGCGGCGTCGATCTTGAGGCCAAGAACGGCAGCCAGATCACGACGCACCATGTTCTCCACGTCAATGGAGGACTGCAGCATCAGGCGGCGGCTGTAATCGGTGAAGGCAGCAACCGTTTTGGGGGTCAGGCTGACCTGATCAATGGTCTGCTGGCTTTCGGTGGGAGCGCCAGATTCAGCAACCCAGTAAGCGGTGGCAGCGCCCGACTGACGGGGAATTGCGACGTTGCCGACCAGACCGGTCAGCACGGTGGCGCCAGCCTGGTCAAGGGCGGAAGCGTTGCGCAGCAGGTCGATGAAGGAGGCAGTGTCCAGCTCGGTGGCAACGAGGTTGCCGCCAGCGGTGGAAACACCAACGCTCAGGTCACGACGAAGCACTTCCTGAGGGATCGTGATGCCACGGCTCTGACGACCGAGCTTGGAAGCAGCGGCTTCAGAAGCGGCAATTTCAAAGCCAGCAGCTTCACGCGCAGAGCGATCAGCAGGGTTGGCAAGGTAGTTGATGGCGCGAAGGAAAGAGAAAGACCGGGTCTCCTCATTGGACAGGCCGATGTCGGCAGCGTTGTTTTGCACAGGCGTGGCGGAGATGCTCATTTTCTCAAGAAGGGCGGTGCGCAGCTCTTCAAGACCACGGGAATTCGCAATGAATTCCTGGGCCATGTCGCTGTTGTTGGTGCGATTGCCAAGGGCAATCATTTCGGAAAGCTCCTTTGCCTTGGCCTGTGCGGCCTCAGCGCGGATCGCCTCCAAATCGAAGGTAGGTTCCACGGGTGTTGACTCCGAGAGTGGTGGGTTGGTAACGGCTGAGGCCGTAGTTGAACACTCACTTATAGTAAGGGTTCGACCAATGCCAACGGATTGATCCGCTGGCACGGTCACCAGCGAAATTTCAAACGGTTGGTATGACGTGGCGCGATAGGTGACTGGATTTGTGCTGTTATCAGGTTCCATCGCATTAATCTTGTAACCAAAGCTGACGTTGCGGATGATTCCATCCTTGATCAACTCTTGCATTTCGCGGCCAAGTTCGTTATTGGCCAACTTGACATGGGCGTATGCACGCTTGTTTTTGATGTATGCCCGCTGGACGACGCCAACAATGCGGTCAGCATCATGCTGATACAGCAGCGGTGCGCCATCATTCAGGCGGCTGAGATCCATGGCGTTGGCATCCATGTTCAAGATTTCAGTGCCAAAGTACCGCTCAACGGGTGCTTCACTGGCAAACGGAAATTCAAGCATGCGGCCTTCGTCTTCTGATCGAAACTCAGTATTTAACGAACGCTTCAACATTTCACCTTCGTGCAAACGCAAGGCTGGAATTTTTTTCAATGTTGAAAAATAATGCCCCACCACAACATCACTGGCTTCGTAACCATTTGCATTATTTTTGTAGACTTGAATTAACGCAGCGGGATTTTTTTCACTGCCATTCAAGGTGAAAGAAGAATCTGGTACTTCAACAATGCCTTGTCGAATCACTTTTGTGATCTTGCCGCGAGCCATTCCGCCACTGCTGTCCCATTCGACGAAATCACCAACCTTCAATGAATCATCGTAGGCGCGTTCGCCTGTTGCTTCTTCAAAGGAAATGGCATTGAAGTCATGATCTTTTAACCATTGACGTGCTTCGGCTGGTGTGAAACGCTTGGAATCAAAGCGAATTGCTTGGATCTCGGATTTTCCATCCTTGATGCCATATATAAAATCAACACCAGCGCCACCTTCATCATTGACGCGACGAATGGTGTCGTATTGATCTGGATTTTTTAGACGAGCAGCATGCTCATTGGGGTAGGGACGACTGTCAACAATTGGTTCCATGGATCGCTCCCGTGCTTTTTTGATGGTCTTGGATTTCATGGTGCTCCAAGTTTGACCTGAATCACCACCCCATGCCGCCCATGCTACACGGCCTGGTGATGGGTAACCGTCTTCATCTTGTGTAAATCCCTGGCCTTGCTTGTCCACTTCGTGCCGGGCAAACCATGCCGCCATCGTGATCACGGTGGCAGGACTCAGCTCATCACCCGACAGAATCTGCGTGGCCCTGCGTGCTGCCACCTCAGTGCCACCGGCTTGCCCTTCAGCTTTCCACGCTCTGTAGCGCCGCGCCTCAGCCTTCATGCCTTCGGTTGGCATGAGGTTGATTTCAGTATCGCCTACTTTTGCCATTAGTCGTCCTCCTCCTCTACAAGGTTCGCAGGTTGTTCAGTCGGTTGCACTGGCATTGATTGGGACACACCGTTGCTTGACACTTCTGAAGGGTCAGTGTCCAACACGATACCAAGCTCATCAGCAGTTGCAAGCTCATGCTGGCGTTGCCGCATCTGATCGTCAAAATCACCGCCATGCAAGGCGATGACCTGAGACAGCGTCATGATCCCGCTCCGAATCAGTGACTTGTAGGCATCAGCCTCTTTCTGTGGGTCAACAAATTGCGCGGCCGGTGGAATCCACTTGGACTCCTCGTACCGATCGGGATCCAGCTCATACCCTGGCAGCACCAGTGCGCCAGCCATCACGGCCATTTCCATCCAACGCTCATAGACCCGCTCGCACAGCGCCTCGATCAGGTACTGCTGTAATGTTTTGTAATGCGTGCGGGTTTCAAGCAGCTCGAGCCTCGAGGAGCTGTAGTTGCTCTGGCTGAAATCAGAGCTGATCTGCGTGTATGAACACCCGACGCCTGATGCCACGGCACGCAGCATCTGAGCCACAAATGGCGTGAATGCATCATCGGGCCGGTTGGGCGAGAAGAATTGCATCTCCTCTCCAGGTGCTAGTCGGCGGATCGAGCCTGGCGAAAAGTCCAGAACTGAATCGTCCTGATACTTGCCGTCCTCAAACAGCTCCTGATCTGGTGTACGAACAAACGCCATCATTGCTGACGACGCCCGTGCCGCCACAATTTCGGCCTCCTCATATCCACTGAGATTCCGCAGCCGCATAATCGCCGACGCAAATGCCGTCACACCACGGGTCTGGCCGGGGCGCTCCACCGAATACAGGTGGATCACATCCTTTGCAACAATCCGCTGACGCTGCCTTGCTGCCACAGCCGAACCAGTGAATTGATAGTCACCAGGGTGGTTGCGCAAGAAGTGGTAAGCCACAGGCCGACCCCACTTGTCGATCTCGACGCCCATGCGAACACGGTTGCCATTTGCCTCGATGCCTGTGTAGTCATCGTCCAGCAGATCAGCCTCGAGCACCTCAAGGCCAAGCGGCACCTTGCTGTCGCCAAACTTCTGATTGATCAGCCGGATAAAAACCTCACCCGACTCCAGCATTGCCGTGATCGACAACCGTTGGATTTCAACCCAGCTCAGTTGACCACCAACATGGCAGGTATCAGCAGATGTCCACTGATCCCATTGCTTCTCGATCATCGAATTGAATCGATCATCAAGCTTGCCGCCACGCGCCATCTGCACCTGCGACTGATGCTTGATGCCAGTGCCAACCACGTTGTTGCGGACTGCCCTCAACGCTGCCTTGGCAAAATCAGAATCACGAACCAACTGACGAGCGCGATTGCGAAGAAGTCGAAGGCTGTTCCTGATTTCACTGTCGGCACTGGTGCCAAGGCTGATCCAGTCAGAAGTAAGACGGTTGCTTGCGACAGCAGCATACGCACGCTTCAGGTTTGAATTGCGCTCTCGCGCCTTCATCAGATCCTTCTTCAGACCTGCAGTGCGACCAAAGCCAAAGAGTGCCATCAGGTGAACCTCACGCGGGCGACGCCGGGATTGCCAAGGCCCTGCCTAATTTTTTCAGCTCGCCGCTCACGGTCAACTTCAGCTTTCAAGACGTCCCTCAGTTGGAGCAGCTCGGGCATTTTATACCGTTTCAGGTTGCGGTTTCCGATCGTGTATTCCTGCACCATCCCGCCCTGCGACAGCGTTCTAATCGCTGTCTCAACGTAAGACAGGTCAATCTCAGCGCGAGAACGGTCGTCAAACGCGCCCGGCGCGCCCGTATAAGCTGCGCTGCCCTTCACCGTAAACTGCCCACGTCCAGCGGTGTACTGCAACGTTGAGTACGTCGCAATCGCCTGCCACGTCCACAACCCTGCGTCAAATCCCAGCGTCGTCGCTGCTGGCACCGTCACCCGCCAACCCGTGCTCTGCGCTGTTGCAGTGATTGTCGTGCCCTCAGATGCCGTGTTAGTCCTGGCATACCACTTCAACGTGTACGTCCCACTGCTAACCGTCGTCCCGATCGAGTCCGTAAACTCCGGCACGTCAAAAATGACCGTATCTCCGGCGTAGATCAGTTCGGGGACAAGGATGGTCACCAGTTTGTTACGAATGATGAGGTGGGCCGGGCCTTGCGTTGCCGTTGGGGCCGATAGACCGATTCTACCGGTGCTGGCTCCGTTTTCTGGCTATTTACAGGCACGCTACCCAGCTTACGCGAAAACTGCTCGAAAATAGTCGCACGATTGAATCGCATGTACAAAAAGTTCAAAGCCGCAAACGCATACACAAAGCAGTCCAGCGCCTCGTTTCGATCCCCCGCCTTCTTCTTCCATTCGCGAATGGCGAATCCCTTCACATACCGCACCACCTGCCGCTCGGCCGTCAACTGCTTGAAATACTCCTGCCCAGCCTCCGCATGGAAATGGATGTACCCAGCCCCAGGCTCGTTGTGCTTCAACCGCCCGAACAGCGTTGCCTTGATCGTGTCCGTTCCAACCGGGTACACCTCCGCTGAATTCTTCAGCACCTTGCCCTTATAGCTAATATCCACCTTGGAAGGCTTCCCAATAGGCGGTTTGTTACGGACAGACTGCCCCTTCAAAGCAAACACACCATCATTTCGTCGGCTACGCGCATAGGTGTAGACCTCCGAGGTGTAATGGCCACCAGAATCAATCCCAATGGCCGAAACCCGTGTGGTGCCACCGCCTTCCACTGGATAGTCCCTTAGTACGAGGTCATCGACTTGCTCCCACAACTTGCTGCCTGCTGGATCGCCGTAAACCTCCCCGTGGCTGATCAGCCAACACTCCTCGCCGCCACCCCATGCGTAAATCCCGACCGCAACACGGTTGTCCTGCACGTCAACACCAGCAGTGACGATCGAAGCACCACGCGGGATCTCGCTCGCTGGATAAAACTCAGCGCGTTCCGCCAATCCATCAGCACCAAGCTTGGCGCCAACCTCCTCCTCCCACGTCTCGCCAAGGATCGTGTTGACGAACGTCTTCAGCAACGGTGCGTCATTCTTGGATCGCAAAAATTCCATCACGATCTCTTCCCAGCTCTTCCATCCCAGTGGCGAATACAACGACGAGAGGTGGAAGCCAACAGTTCTGGGGTCTTCGCTGGTGGCAGTTGCCCGCCACTCACCCTTGCGTAGCATCTCTGACTTGAAATGCTCTGGGATATGCGCCCCACAGCTTTCGCACACATAAGCCGTCGTCTTCGGGTCGCCGTCCCGCCACTGCAGGTTCTTCCATTGCAACCACTGCTTGTGGTCACAATGCGGACACGGCACAAAGAAACGCCGCTGGTCACTGGCCAAATACTCAGT